GAGATCCTAGTGCTATTGCTGAGTATAAAAAATATGAAGATACAAGAAAAGTTGTAAGGGCAATGCAAACTTCTGATATTGGACAAAGAAAAGCAACAACAGATCAACAAAAATTAGCTATTCAAAAAGAATTAATTAAGAATTCTATTTATGGAGCTACAATATTAGGACAAAAGCAACAAACTCTTTTACAGATTTCGGAAAAACAAGCACAAATTGATAGTTTAAGAGTACAAATTGCAGAAAGAAAAGCTCTTTTAGATCAAGCAGAGGATCCTATAGCAGCTCAAAGAGGAATAGAAGATTTAGAACATCAAGTCTCTTTACTAGGTAAGCAAAAATTAGGACTAGAAAACTCTATAAATCTTACAAGAGAACTCGGAGTTGTCGCAACAGAAGCATTTGCAAATAGTATGCAAAAAGGTATTCAAGGTGTTATTGAAGGAACAATGTCAATAAAAGATGCATTTAAATCAATGGCGGCTTCAATACTTCAATCGCTTGCACAAGTTTTAGCAAAAATGCTCACAATGAGAATACTTAGTAGTGCTTTTGGTATTCCAATGGCAGACGGCGGAATAATTCCAATGGCAAAAGGGGGAGTTATAAAAGGTTATGCTTCTGGAGGAATTGCAACAGAACCTACTTACTTAGTAGGAGAAGCAGGTCCAGAAGCTGTTGTACCTTTGCCCGATGGAAGAAGTATTCCTGTAAAGATGAATGGAAGCGGCGGAACAAATAATATCACTATTAATGTAGATGCAAAAGGTGGTTCTTCAACTACAATGGATGGAGAAAGAGGAAAAGCACTTGGCGTAGCAATTCAAGCAGCAGTTATGGAAACAATACAAAGAGAGAAAAGACCTGGCGGTGTTTTAAGTAGGAATTAATTATGGCTTTTGGAATAATGCAAAATAATGGTTCAAATATAACAGGCTTTAGTGCGCCTGTACAACCAGACAAAGGATTTACAAGAGATTCAAAACCAAAAACTCATACAATAAGTTTTGGAGATGGATACGAACAAAGAATTGCAGATGGTATAAATAATTTAGAACAGACACTTAATGTTTCTTTTTCTACAAGACCAAAAGCAGAAATAGATGACCTTGTAGCATTTTTTGAATCCCTTGGAGGAGTGAGCAAGTTTCGTTTTGATATAGAAGATAGTAATGCAGGCTCTAGCACAGAAACAATAAAATGTGTATGTGATACTTGGAACCAAAGTTGGGCATACGATGATTACTATAGTTTAACAGCAACATTTAGAAGGGTATACGAACCGTGACAGAGAAAATAGCAATAAAAGAAGTCCAAACTTTAGAACAGGATTCTTCTTTTGTAACTTTATATGAATTGGCTTTAAATGAAGACGGCAGTAGTCGTGCTTATTTTACTCGTTCTGTAGAAGGAGATCTTTCTACAATTCAGATGTATGATTATGATACAAATACTCAGTTAAATACTTATACAGCAATTCCATTACAAGCAGAAGGATTTGAGCATAAATCAACAGGAACTGCTGCAAGACCAGTAATTACTTTTGCAAATATATTAAGTACTTTTGGCGATGCATTAGGAAGTTTAAAACCAGATGATTTAATTGGAAAAAAGATTTATAGAAGAAGAACTCTTAAAAAATATTTAAAAGGGGGCTCAGCTGATCCAGGCTCAGGGTATACACCAATAGAATTTCCAAGACAAATTTATATAATTGATAGAATAGAACAAGAAAATGCAATAGAAATATCTTTTGAACTTACAACTCCTTTTGATGTAGAAGGTTTAGTTCTTCCATATAGAGTAGTAGGTAATAATGTTTGTTCTTGGGTTTATCAAGGCGCTTCCCCTACAAAAGTTGGTAATAACACGGATGTTGGAGGATGTACTTGGTCAGAAGAATCAAAACTAAGAATACCGGGATCAAGCGATACAGATGTAGAACATACTGTTTATGTAAATGAAGATGATGAATATGTAGTTCCTTCTACAACAAGCTTCACTTCTTATAGCTCTGGAGCAGTTACAGTAGATAACTATTATAGTACTACAACGACTCTTGGAACAACTAGCACAATTAGAAGATACGATGCAAATGGAAATGTAGACACAAGTGCAGATTCTAGTACAATTAACAATTATTGGCAAGCAAATGCAACAAGTTCTTCCCCGGGAACTCCTGGCGATTCAAATGCAAATTGGGATAGAATCAGAGTTCACACTACCTATAGTTCTTCTGCAAATTATTATGCATATACAGAAGATAGATACAATGATTATGTAGCTTACACAGGAAGTGACTCTATTACTAGATTGTGGAAAGCAACCCGTACTCAAACTTCAGGCTCTAATACTGCACCGGGGTTTAATAACTACTGGGAAAGAGGAGATATTTGTGGAAAAAGATTAACATCTTGTTCTTGTAGATTTGGTTTTAATCCTATCTCTAATGCAAGTGCTTCTACAGGAAAGACTTCTAAAAATACTGCTATTCCATTACCTTTTGGAGGCTTTCCTGGTGCAAGAAAATTTAAATAGATTATTACCAGAAATATATGAGCATGTTGCTCAAGAAAGTCCAAAAGAAGCCTGTGGACTTGTTGTAGATAGAGGAAAAGATTTAGAATATATTCCTCTTGAAAATAAAAGTTCTGAAAAAGAACATTTTGTAATTGACCCAAAAGAGTGGGTTAGGTATTCAATAATTTCAAAAATAAAATTTGTAGTCCATAGTCACTACGGGTCAAATTGTAACCCAAGTGAGCATGACAAGAATGTATGTAAAACCCTTGGTGTACCATATTTAATAGTATCGTACCCAGACAAAGGAGAATGTATTTATGACCCACGTTAGATTAATGGGAGAATTAGGAGAAAAATTTGGCTCTGACTGGAATTGTGTTGATAATTCTATTCGTGATATATTGAAACTTATTGACTGTCAAACTGAAGGATTTAAAGATTATTTAGCAGAATGTCATATGAAAAATGTGCAGTTTTCAATAGAAACAGGAAATAATTTAATTGAAGAATTTCCTGAATTGTATATGAATGTTGCAAAAGACACGGTAATTATAACTCCAGTGCCTGCAGGTTCTGGTAAAGGACTAGGAAAATTAATTACAGGATTACTACTATTAGCAGCAATGTTTTTTATGCCTGGTTTTGGAGCTGCTTTAACAACAGGTGGAACAACCACTGCAAGCGGCGCTTTTGTAGCTACCACAGGAAGTGGAATGGCTGTCACAACAACAGTAGGTACTTCTATGCAAGCAGCTATTGCATCAGGAGCCACTTTAAATCTATCCGGTATGGCAGTTATGATGCTCGGAACAAATTTAGCACTTATGGGTCTTGCAGAAATGTCTGCTCCCGATCCAGACAAAACAACGGATGATCCTTCATACTTATTTAATGGTGCAGAAAATCACATAGAACAAGGACAACCTGTACCTCTTCTTTATGGAGAACTTACTATTGGAGGCTCACCAATTTATCAAGGCTACACACCAGGAGTTAGAAGCAACTATTCTAGAGGTTATACATATACTGGAACAGCAGGAAATCCTGCGGGAACATATGCTAATTATGGAAATCAAAGAAATGGTGGAATATCATATAATCCTAGTTTAGGATGGATTGGAACAGGAAATAGTGTGTATAGATGGGCATATAATTTAAATTCAGCAATATGGGATGAATTAGTAGAAATACCTGCCCCAGATGACACAGTAGGAGTATAAAGTGGCAGATAATTCAAATAAATACATTAATACTCCTTTTGCTGTAAAAACAGGTTTAACAAGTCCTGACAAAGAGCAAACTGCTATTGTTTATGATTTATTAACAGAAGGACCAATAGAAGGCTTAGTAAATGGAAAATCTTCAGTTTATTATAATGATGTTCCTCTCGTTGAATCAGGAAATCTAAATATAATAAAATCAAGAAAATTTACTGTAAATACTACTGCAGCGGATGCTGAAGTTGTAAGTACAGAATTTGGAGTAATTAGACAATTAACTTATAATAATAAAACAGGATTAAGCATAGGAGAAAGGTCCTGCGTAATTGCCGGAGCAGGAACAAAAGGAACAGGACTAGCGAGTATGACGGCAGGCTCTCGTGTAGTTACAACTTCTTCTAACTATTTTACACAAGCAATGGTAGACGCCCAAGGAAGCCCTCTTCCTGTCTACATTCGTATAAAAGGAGCAGCCGCAGGGGGTCAAACTTTAGTAACAAGACTAGAAAAAATTAACAGCGCAACAGAGGCAGTTGTTACAACTCGTGCATTAACAACTGTAAGTGCAAAAGATATAGCTGTTGATCACTTTTCTAAAATTAGTAGCATCTCAGGTAATACGGCAACTTTAACAACTGCTCCAGTTACAACAACAACAAACGCAGTATGTTTAGTAAGTGCCCCCAAGTTACCAGAAAGTGAAGAACTTGCTAATTTTTCAAATGTTCAATTTGGAATAACAAAAGGAGAAATGATTCAGCCACCTTTGATCGCCTATGGTTTTACAGGGTCGTCTAGTACAGTTTACGATGCAAATATTCAAATACGACAAGCAGATTTAGCAAATGTATCAGGACTATCTAGCTTAGGAACTTCTTATAATGCAACAAATATTGATGAACCTGGAAACGTAAACCAGGGAAGTGCTTCCGATACAGTATTAACAGCTTCTGCTATGGGAGTATCAAATCCAAGTGAAATAGACGAAATTCATTTAACTTTTAGTTTTCCAGAAATGCATGCTTTTAAATCATCTGGAGCAAAAGGTCCTTCTTTTGTTGAGTTCCAAATCTTTTTTGAATATACAGTAGATGGATCAAATTATACTTCAGCACTTGCTTTTGGACCAGGTAACTCAACAATATTATCAAGAAGCCCCGACTGGGGTAATAAAGTAACTTATGGAATAGATGGTTCTGGATCACCAACAAATGGATATATAAAGCCCTCAAAAGGACAATACTCAGAATTTATAGAAGAGTTTGTAATGAATGTTGAAGAGTTTCAACCTTTTTCTAATTATAGAGTTCGTATA